GCCCTCGGGCTTGTAGCGCCAATGTTCGGTGAACTTGGCCGAGATCGCCGCGGCCTCGTCATCGAGCGGGACCATGTCCGGAGTGGGATCGCCGGTGAACTCGATATCGCGCGGCTGACCGTCGCCCTGGCGCACGATGATCTGGCCGTCTTTATTGTCGGTCGAGCCCCAAGACTCGGTCCAGTCGCCCGGATCGTGGGGGTTGAGGTAGAGTGGGACCGCGAACTTGACGCGCTTCGGCCGCCCCGTTGTGCGATCGGTTTCGTTGTATTCCCACTCCGCGGTACCGGTGTTGAGGTAGTGCGGAGCCATTAAACGCCAGCGGGCCATGGAAGGTGTCCTTATCGGGTGCGATACCAGGTGGCGTTTGCAGCATGATACTGAAACACCACCGGGGTCAGCGCGGTTAGAGTCTGCGACGTGTACGCCGCGTGAAGGGTATTGCCAGTACCAGCCGCGACTGTGACCATTGTCGTCAGTGTCGTATCGGTGTCGAGGGTGATGATCTCACCGTCGAACGCGAAGGTTGCGTTCGGGAAAGTCACCGTCCAAGAGGTTGGCGCCGTCGAGATCCACATCAAAGTGCCGCCCAAGGCATTGGCTGTTGCTGCACCAGTACCAGACTGGATCGCGAAGGCCGTGCCATTACGAACAGTGTTGATGTTGAGATAATTTGACGGGCCGCCAGGGCCCTGACCAGCAGACCAAACCTCATTACCTGAGACGTGTTGCTGGATTACAGTCTGGGCGAAAGCTGGGGCCACGAGGGCCCACAGCAAGAGTGCGAGGAGGTCGCGCATCAGTTCGCGACCGTCACGCCGGCGACATAGCCGGAATATGCACCAGTGGCGCCGATGATCTGATCGTCGCGGTCGATAACAATCTGGGCTTCGATGCCGCCTGCGGTGTGAGTGCCAACGTTGATATAAGTCAACTGAAGGAAGCGCGGCAGGGGCTGTCCAGGGACAGGCCGTGGGACATCGATATTGGCAATCTGAGTGCCGATGGTGAGGTTGGCTTCGAGATATACCTCGGAGGTCCACATCGGAGTGTAGGTGCCGGGGGCGCCGGTACCATCGTCGGGAGCACCACTCAAAGTGAGTTGGAGCGAGGTCCCGCCGGTGAAGGCCGTCGTGCAGATCGCCGACAGCTTGAGCATCGGATCGTCACCGACGCCAATGTCGCGTGCGCCACCGCCATTGGCCGAGGACGGCACACCGGAGGTGATGCCGAGATCGACTACGTTGGAAGCAACATTGGTGCCGGTGTTGAGGAAGTCGGTCCATGCGCCAGAAGCCGGTGAGCCAGCGTTGCCGTTCGCCGAGCCCGTGAAAGTAAGTAGCCCGTCAAGAATCATAGCAAGATTCCCTTAAATTAGAGTGAAGACTTTAGGTCACATTGGTTTCGTTGGAGACGATCGCGTCACAGGTCCGGACTGGAATGCCGCGGAAGGTGGTGACAACCTTGCCGTCGAACTCTTCAAGACGAAGCAAGACGTTGGTCTTGTTCATTGCCTGAAGATCGAGGTAGGTGCGAACCACGCGGTTGGCATAGATCGCGACCCGGCCCATGTTGGCGCGGACCTCAGGGGTGTCCGAGGTCTGGATGGCGGTGGCCATTGCCGGCGCGGTCGGTAGGCGGTAGAGTCCGCGGACGATGAGGTTGATCAGGTTGGCCGCCGAGACGCCGGTGAGCTGGGTCACGTCGATGTTGGCGATCCGGACCATATAGCGCCAGTCGCGGAGGACGAGGCCGATCTCCCACTTGAAGTGGTCGCGGTAGGCCTGATAGGTATTGCCGGCCGAGTCTTGAACGGGCCACTCGCCCATGTCACGATGTTGAAGGCCGGTGATCTTGCCCTTGGGGAAGGTGGCATGGAGCGTGTCCGAGCCCCAGGTGGAGATCCACAGCGATGTGTTGGTGTTGTTGGTGCCGCCGCCGGAGAGCACGTTGTTCGCGGTCTGCGAATTCGACGTGTTCAAAGTGGAGTAGCGCGGCGCGAAACCGGTGAAGCGCTCGGGGTTGAGGTGTTGGTTGCCGTAGATCAGCGTTGAGGCAACCTGCTGGGACATCCCTTCGAGGAAGGCCTTCACTTCGGAAAGGCGAAACTCGGGGGTGTTGCCGTTGAGATCGGCGATGTCTTTGTCGATGACCGCGTAGGTTTCGAGGTTGCCGCAGGTGTCGACGATCTGCGCCGTGGTGGATTTGGCGTTGGGCACGCCAGAGTTCAAGAGGCGCCAGGTCGCTTGGGGCAGGCCGGTGCGGACCGTGGTTTTGTGTCCGGTCGGCAGGTTGCCTTCCATGACGAGCATGTCGTCGAGGATCTCGTTGGTCTGGGATAGGATTTCGACAATGGTCGCGACGCGATAGCCGTCGTCCATCCTTTTGGCCCAGTCGGCGTAGGTAAGAGCGGTTGCTCCGACAATTTGTGGCATTAGTAGGGTCCTTAGTTAGTGGTGGCTCGTGTAGGTCTGAGCAATCGCCGTTCGTCCGCCATGCGGCCCTACTATCGTGCGAGGTGAGGATACATCGAAGCCGCAGCGGACGGGCGCGAGGAATCCTTAACTGGGGCAGGACCACCGCCGGTGACGTGGGTCCCTTCGTTGAGCTTTTGAGCAAGACTGTAGAAAGCCTTAACGAATACCGGGTTGTTGCCGATGCCAGTGGCGTTCATTTCGGTCTGGAAAGCTTGGCGGAGCTTCGGGTCCATGTGGGTCAGAGCGCGGCCGATGTCCTGTTGGACCTGAGGTAGTTTGGAGCCGATCTCGGGGTCGGCTTTGAGCTGAGATTCCCACTCGGCGCGCTGGGCGGCGATCGCCTGTTCCTGTGAGGTCTTGAAACTCTGGTCGCGCTGGAACTGTAGGTCCATCAACTTTTGGGCCTGAGCCTGAGTGAGCCCAAGTTCTTTGAAGACGGCGTTAGCGCTTTCGACTGCTGCGGTGTCAGCGGTGTAGCCCTCGGGGACGACGTAGTCAGAGTATTTTTCAGGGGCGCCGGCCGGGGCAGCGGTGGGTTCAGCGGGGGCATCGGGCTTAGGCTCCGGGCTCAGGATCGTCGAGGAAGGCTCCTTCAGCGTCCCATCCGGCGTCCTCGCGTCGGGAGAGTTCGGCAATGGCGGTTGATCGGACACTGTTGGCTTCCTTTATCATCTGGATGTAGTTGTCGGGGGCCCACTGAGTAATTTCAGCAAAGAGCTTGAGCCCGACGTTGCGTTCACCTTTGAGGTATGCTTCGGTCAGGGCTTGGCCGGAGAACGGATCGGAGAACAGGTGGCAGAACTCAAGAAGATCATAGAGCCAAGTGCGGCCCTCGCGAGTGGACATGGCGGCGATCAAGAAGTTTCGGCGGGATTCTTCTCGAACCTTGGCGAGCTTTTCGGCCTCGCGGACTTCTTTGCGGGATCCGGCGTTCATCAGTGTGCGATAGAATAGGCAAACCAGACTGTGGTGACGATCACACACAGACCTAGAAGGGCAGTGATGACAATAACATTAAGATTGATCATTGGCCACCCTGCATCTGTTGGAGTGCGTTCTGGCCGCCGCCCACATCGGTCTTTGACAAGTTGGCGGCGCCCTGCGAAAGCTTCTGTGCGATGTCGGCCTGTTGGGCCTGGGCTTGTTGCTGGGCACGCTGCTGGCGGATACCTTGAAGAGCATCGGGCGCTCGAATCATCCTAGGATCATTGCCTAACAGAGAGGAGTATTTGTCAACAGCAAAATCGATATCGATGTTGTCCATGACCGAAGGATCGACACCGACGAGGCCACCGGTGATTTGGAACAAGCGCTCGATGCCGGCGGCCTGGGTTGCTTGTTGAGCCTGGGCCAAGACAGAGACGAACTCAATGTTCATCATCTGGCCCTGGATCTCAGCGGGGGCCGGTGGGAGGATGCCGGCGCGGTTGGCGATGGCGAAGACTCGTTCAAGCACGGGCTTGAGGACTTCAAAGTCGATCCGTTCGAGAACAGGGCCAAGCATCACGAGGGATTCGCTCTTGCGTAGGTCCCATTCAACGGCGGTGACGTTGGATCGAGTTTCGTACTGTGACGCAACACGAAGGACATCGTTGAAGAAGATCTGCGACAGGCGCGATTTGACCTCGGCGAGATCAGCGGTGATCTCTTGGACAGGGAATTTGGTTTCGTAGACAGAGGCGAAGCCAGGCTTGCCCCCAGCAGCAAAGCCTTGGACGTAGGTAATGCCGCCCGGAGTTAAGTTCGCCGGCTGGTTTTTAAGTTGGACATCGGCGACAAGCGGGGGATTGACCATCTTGTCAATGGCCTGGGCTTTGCGCCGAGTTTCAAGCTGGACTTGCTTCTGATCGGGGAGGGCATCCATTCCTGGGGAGCGGCCGTAGGGATCGTTGGAGACGATATCCCAGCGGCCCATGATGGCGGGCTGTTCGTAGTAGCCGCTGCGTCGGAGGAAACCGGGAGGGGCCGCAGCGCCACCTTGAGGTGAGGTTGACCCGCCCCATTCCCAGTAGCATTCTCGATAGGCGAAGCGATCGGAGAAGCCGAATTCGCGGCCGCGCCCGTCGTTGTTGGGTTCGATCGAATGCGCCACGATCAGTTCGCGGGTGCGGTTGGCGCCGCCCGGATCGTCGTAGAGCTGGAGGATCGGCGCGGAGACGTTCTCGCGGCCGAACTTCGACACGACAGCGTCGACGGTCATTGTGAACTCTCGGTAGAACACCGTCGGGAAGTAGTCGCCGTCGATGTCGATGTAGTACTCGCCGAGGCAGGGGTTGACGCAGTTGATGACGTTGTCGAAGTGTTCGTAGATCAACAGGGCGGCGGTGCCGAAGATCACAAGGTCGTAGTAGAACACGCCGATGGCGTTGTAGAAGTTCGATTCGGAAAAGATCAGATAGAGGAGGCGCTCGCACTCAGAAAGCCACAAGCTCACAGGTGAAGTAGTAGTCGAATCTAACCGACCGATCTTCAGTTTGAACCACTGTGATGTGGGTGACGACTTTCCACTTACCAAACCAGAGGCCAGGTTGCGAGCAAAGATCACCCCACTGGAGTCGAGGATATGTTGGTTGATCGGTGCTCCGCGCGCCATCTGGTTTGGTGTGATCAGCCATTTGTATCTCCGGGGGAGGAAGTAGTCAGCTATAGTTCCCTCCAGTGTACCCACCAGGAGTACCGATTTACGCGCAGGGCGATGAGGCGGCCTTCCGAATAGGAATGCAGCGCCCAGTCTTGGGGGGAGGGATTAGTTTGTGCCATTAAAGAACCTCGACGAATTCTTTACCAAAGGCGGTACAGGCGGCAGAATACCAAACGGAGTGAGCTTCTTCAGCGGTTTCGAACGAGCCCAGGTATTTGCTGACGCCATTGATTTGAATCTTAGCGATGTAAGGCTTAAGATATTTGGTATCGAAGGTCACGCCTTTAAAGCCTGTGGAGTTGCCATTGCTTTCTCGATTGACCCGATTCTGACTGCCGGTAGCTTCGCGAAGATTATCCCAACGATCATCAGCGCGCTTTCGATTGATGTGATCTACTTCGCCGACTGGCCATTCACCGGTCATATAGAAGAAAGCAAGGCGGCTTGATTGGTAATCACAGCCATCGATTTTGATGTACCAATAGCCTGTGGACTGTTTTAAGCAACCAGCGCGGGAATGTTCCATCCAAGGCTTACGAGGCGGCGCGATTTTATAGATCCAGATACCAGTCTCGGGATCGTAGTTTAAAAGGCGCTTGAGATGCTCGTGGGATAATCTAGCCAACGGGTTGATCCTGGGTTGGGATGGAGTCGAGCTTGGCCGAGGTTCCGGTCGAAGGTTGAGAGATGAGGCGGCCCTCGGAATGCATTTGGGCAGCGGCCATGAGTGCGAACTGCGATTGAGGCGGAGCCACAGGTCGAGCCGCGGTCTTGCGAATTGGGACTACGGCCATGGGTCAGGCTCCCAGGAGGGTCTTTTGCCCAGTTGTGTTCCCTGGCTGCGGGGCGGCCGCTGCACTCAAGAATGACGGCGTGGCTGACGGTGTATTGGGCGTGGCCGAGCCCTGTGGGGATTGTGCTGGAGCAGGTGTGGGCGGCACTGCAGTCGGAGTTGCGGCCGGAGTACCACCGGAAAGGGAAGAGGCCACACCACCGCCGATGAGGCCGAGGAGGCCAACGCCGATGGAAACAGGATCAAGAGCGAGGATGAGGTGGATCATGCTACCATCCGTTCGGGTTCAAAGGGATTCCATTCAGTGACGACAAGATCACGGTGCGGGAATTCGCCGCCGGCTTGGGCGGAAGCAGCGAGGGGGCCTGCGAAGGTCAAGACGAGAGCGTCGAGATCATCCAAGAGGAGGCCGGGATTCTCGTCGAGGATGTCTTCTTTGGAGGTGAGTTGAATCTCGTCTTTTTTGTTAAAGGTGTATTTAATCGCGAGCATGGCGCGACGGAGGTCGGCATCGTTCGGAAGGGCGCCGGAAGAGAGCCAGGCGCGAAGTGCGCCGTACATGGCCGCCCGTTTGTTGGCGTAGCGCTCGCCTTGAGTGTCGAGAAGAACGCCGGTGATGTCGTCTTTGCCGCCGAACTGAACTTCGACGACGAACAAGCGCGATTGACGGCATTGATCGACGACACCACCGCCGACGCCGCCACCGTCGATGAAGATCCCATCGGGGTGCCAAGCGGTGACGGCAGAGTGGATTTGGTTAGTTAGTGAGGTGGTCGAGATCCCGTTGAAGACTCGGCGCTCGATGGTGCGGGCATCACGGCCTTTGCGCGGAAAGATAACAGAGTTATTGCGTCCAAAGCGCGCGACGTCAACTCCAATTGCAAGTGGAGTAGCTCGGTCAGTGTAAGGGTCCTCGCACGACATAGCGCGGTCAATGTCCTCAGAGGAAAAGAATTCCATTTCGCCGCGGCGCGGAAATTGACCTAGAACACGGATTCGGACGAAGTCGGAGTCTTCTCCATAGGCGCGGATCCATTTATTAAAGCGGTCTTTGTTGGTGACACGGACGGTTCGCGAGTCGATCTGGCGGTGATGCCAGAATTCTGCATGGGAGCCGCCGGCGAAACATTCGCGGAAGCGGCCGATCGAGCGAGTGGGGTTGCCGAAGACCAACCAGAGAATTTGTGTGTCGGCGTCGGTGAGGGCACCTTCAGCGGTTTCCCATATGAGATCGGCGATCTCGGAAGCTTCGTCAAAAATCAAGATGATGCGCTTGCCCTTGTTGTGGAGACCAGCGAAGGCGGCGGGGTTCTTCTCGGACCATGGCATGATGTCGATGCGCCAAGTGAACTTGCGTTCGGGGTCCTTGGAGAACAGGGCGGTGGCTTCGAGGTGGAAGTGCTCACGGGCGAACCAGCAGAGGTTGAACCATTTACCGAGCTCGGCCCAGGTTTTGGTTTTGAGCTGCGGCTCGGTATTGGCGGTGACCACGCCGCGGCAATCAGGGAAAGTGCAGAAGGCCCAGAGAATGATCCAAGACACGGTGGCGGATTTTCCGATGCCGTGGCCCGAAGCGGTGGCGATTTGGATCGCTTGGTTCCAATTGATGAGGCCGGCTTTGATCAAGGCGAAGAGTTCGCGGGACCATTCATCAGGGCCGATTTCGTTTTCAAGTGGGGTGCCAGGGACGCCCCAGGGGTATGCGCCCAAGGTGAACGCCAAAGGATCGTCGCGGACTTCGGCCAGCCAGTTGAGGAGTTCGTCGTTCATTTGGGCTCAGTTTGGAATCAGAAGTTGACGGAAGCCGGTGCCACCAGAATCGGCGGCACCGAATGTCACAGGGACGGGTGTGCCACCAGAGCCAGGGATGAAGAGACCAGCGGAGGCTGAGAGGGGGCCAAAGAACGAGGTACCACTGGGCCCAGTTTGGAACCAGCCGCCGCCACCAGTGGTACCGAAGAGGATGCCGGTGTCATTGAATAAGATTTGAGAGCCGATCGAATCTGCCGTGGTCGCGGCCGAGGAGATACGTGCTTTGACTAAGCCATCAGATGAATACCAATCGAAGGATTGAAGGCGGGCAAGGGATATGGCTTCGCCGTAGCCTGTGGCGGTATCAGAGCCATCGGTGCCAATCAACGCAAAATGATCGAACATAATCCCGGTTGAATAGGAGCCACAGGTCTGGTTCTCGTTACAGTTATTGATGAAACCAACGCCGAGAGACTGCGGGGTGCCGAAACTTAAGATGACGGTTTCGGTAGCGGCGCCGGAGATCGCTTCGGTCCAGACTATGCTCGGTGGCGAGTTGCCGATAGAGACATCGTTGTTGATGGCTTCGGCATAGATTGGTTGGTTGAGGGCCTTGAAGATTGTATTGGCGTTGATTTCGGCGGCGAGCCTTGCGGCGATGGTAAAGTTCGTGTCACCGGCAAGAACAGTATAGGAAACAGATTGCGGCGCGCCGGTGAAGCCGGTAGTTGCATTTAAGGTGATGACATCGCCAGCGGTGATGGTGCCGCCGATGAACGCGTTGAGGATATCTGGACGGCCGTTGGAATACCACTGATTGATTGACGCAGGGAGTTGGGATTGCCACCGGTATGGATCAAGATGTGGGGAGGGCCCGCCCTGACCAATGGCGTCGAATTCAGTCACTTGGGTGGTTCCAGCACCGGGGAAAGTCCGCCCTTCTCGATAATCAGTGATCAAGGTCGATTGAGCAGTATGGTCATCGTTGATACCGAAACCAGAGATGGCAAAGGAGAAGCCGCCAATGTTGTCTGAGGTTCGGACCCCGCCGGCGATTGCAGTGGGAGTACCAACATTGCCTAAGGTCGCTTGTTGAGCAACAGAGGTTGAGGCTTGAACAAGTCCTTCGAGCCAATCTTTAGCTTGAATATGGAAGAAGTCACCGCCGTCATTGGCGTTGAGATCGGCGCCAATGAAAGTTCGAACTGGGACGCGAAGGAGGTTTTGAGCTGCGGGAAATACATTTAATGACGGGGAGATTGGTGTGCCGGTTAGAGAGGAAAAGGCGCCGGGGGCCTGTGTTTGTTGTCCGATCGGAATTCCGTTGAGGGCTCCGGTTGTGATATTTGAAGCGTTGTCAGGATTGAGCACGTTGGATAGTGTGGTCCAAAGCCCGCGAAAAAATTGAACTATGGAAAGATTACCTTGGGCGCAGGTTGTGGGGGAATTTGGGCCGATGGAGTTACCATTGCCGCGGATTGTAAGTGTTGTGACGGCGCCGCCGGGACAGCCAATGTATACGAGTTGGCCATCGAATGCAGGGAAGGGTAAGAGAATGGTCCAAGAGGTGATTGGCCCTTGGGCTAGAACTGAGAAGTTACCCGGAGAGTAGGCTTGTTTAAGTTGCGTGGTGATTGAAGAAGTGGCCTGGACTTCTACTACACCTGTTGCGTAGACAGGCGCGTTAAGGTAACCTTGGGCCAAGGCCGCGGAGGAGGAGGAGATGAAACAAAGAAATAAAACAGCCAGAATTTTCATGGTAGAGGAAATCCGTAAAAATAAAAATCCGCTGTCGCAGCTGCACCTTGTGGTGTTGTGAACGAAATCCAAATAGTCGATTGATTAGTCGCGATAGTTGCTCCTGCGATGGGAAGCCCGAATAGATTACCATTTGTATTGGGTGCATTGGTTGTTAAAGAATTATAAGTCTGTGCCGCGGCGACAATAGCTACGCCAGCTTTGCTTGTCGCGGTGTAGATTCCTCCTATTACAGTTGTCATGGCAATTGAAGGATTGATTACAAAGATCGTGTTGATACGACAAGTAGTAGCAGGACAGTGAATTGTAACTGGTTGGTCCGCCGTTGAGTTCATATCAATGGCGTGGGCAACCCCCATAAGTTGTAAACTAAAAGGGGCGTTGTTAGATATCGTTTGGGCTAGAACGATACCCGGCCAAAAATAAAGCAGAAGGATAAGAAGATGCCGCATTAGCAGAGCAGGGATAAAGAGGAGCCGGCTCATCGGGTAACCACCGAATAGGCTTGAGAAGCAGTATCGGAATTGATTTGGATCGCGTCGGCGGCGATTGTGCCGCCTTGAGTACAAGAGAAAGTATCGTTTGGTTGAAGCAGAAAAGCGGCGGCGGAAGTGGCAGAGCCAGTGGTGCCGAGGTAGATTCGTTCCACGGAGGCTGATTTGTTCTGGACAAGACAGGCAAGGCGATTGCTGTTCGAAGCTAGAACTTGTGTGAAGGTTGAGGGGGTTGCGGAGGTCGTGCCTGAAGTTTGAGTCGACGAGGATTGCGTCGGGATGGTGTTGATCGAGCCATTAGAAATGGCGATGGCACCTGAGATTGCGAGATGGCCGGAGGAGTCGCATTGGATCCAGACGGCGGTGCCTGAGGCAACGGTTGGCGGCGAGGAGTTGAAGGCGCAGGCAATGCCTTGGGCGGGGTTCGCGGAGGGAGCCACCTGGGCCCTGGCCTCAGGGGAGAAAGCCAGGGCCCACGCGCTCAACAAGGTTGCCGCCACAACCTGGAGCCAAGTTCGAGGTAAGAGGTGGGTCATTCCGCTGCCTCGATGAGTTTTGCTTGGTCGATCCGGCGCCGGGCTGCTTCGAGCTTGGCGGCGAAGTCGATGTTGACGTTGGTTTGGGTAGTGTGCTTGCCGTAGCCAAATCGATCGGCGCGATCGGCAGTGAGGGAGATCAGGGTGCGGAGCGGAAGGCGCTCGTCGCTGTCGATCGCGTCATCGAGGGTATCGGCGATCATCCGCTCGGCCTTGATCATGTTCGAGGTCGCGGTTTCGTGGAAGACATCGCGGGAGGCGAGCCAGGACGTTGAGTCGAGATCGCGGTATTTGGCGATGAGTTCGATCACCGAGGGATCGTTGCGGAGCAAGGAGATCCGCGAAGAGTTGTAGCCGACCTGGGCTGCGACTTCGGCGTTGGACAGGCCCGAGGCGATGAGTCGCGCGATGATGTGGTGGGAATCGCGGATCTTGGCGATGCGGGTGCGGGCCGAGGGCTGGCGCAGAGATTCGAGATCGGCCGAGACGAGAGGGCGAACTGAAAGGACTCGTGGCGAGCGGGGGTTGCGCTGAGGGATCACTGGTCACCTGATTTGGCCAGGGTGTATTGAAGATCGGTCACAGCGCCGAGCATGAGAACGCGGTTGCCGCGGCCATAAGTACTGGTGAAGGTGGTGCCATCGGCCGCAGCGAGGACCACGGCCATTCCGATGAAGGGGCGGTCACGACTGAGGGAGACAAGAGATTCGAGCTTCTCGACAATTAAGTCAGCGTCGGCACTGCGCCCAGTGATGAGTTTGATCGGGCTCATCGGCGGAGACCTACGATCTTCGGGAGGGGCACAGGCGTGGGCATGCGATTCCCTGGGGGATCGTAGAGTTCGATCAGGACAGCGACTTCGGCCCGGGCTCGATCCGGATGGGACGGCCGCAGGAGAACTTCGTCGAAGTCAACACCGCGAACCGGCATCCACGGCGCGGAGATCTTCTTGTGGAGGGATCGATGCCCGGCCACGAGTTCAAGTGGAACCCGCGCGGAGCCAACGAACTGCACGCGGCCGCGCAATCGGAGGACATAGACCGAATACTGTAGAATCGCACTCAGGTTGACAAAATCATCCAACATCGTCGTGGCTCTCTGGCGGAGGGTCATTTTCAAAATCTGGGCCGGTCGCTGTTCCATTGTTTTAATAAGAGCACGCCGGGCCAGAGAAAGCAAGAGGGAAATGCAAAAATTTACAAAATTTGCTGAGATATAAAATTTGCTGAGAGGTCCTATGGGCCGCGTGCGAAGTCGGATTTTTGGCCCCCGGCTGGTCGGAGTCGAAGGTCGAGGAGGTCGTACGGTCACCGGGTTGTAGGACAACAGGATGGTGGGATGCGTCGAACGCATAGCAGGTATGCAAGGATGTGGGTGGACTGTGATGTGGGGATGTGGTGGAGTGCGGAGGTCAAGAAGTGAACAAGAGGAACGACCATGGTTAAGACTGTTCAAGACCGCACTAAAGCTGAGGCGCAGCTTCACGGTCAGCTTGAGGCCTACCTCTATGATTACGCCTGTGATCGCATAACAGCGAAGCAGGTTCAGAAGTGGTTCAAGCTCGCAGGTTGGTCGGTCAATCTCCGCAAGCCTATCCACAATCAATTCGAGTGCATCAATCCCAACGGTGATTACGTCTGGCTCTCTTACTGAAGCCAGGGACCGCTCAAGCCTCGATCCCGCTCCGATCTCCCTCCGACACTCCATCCGAATTCCCCGCCAATTCCCTCCGATCAGCCGATTCTTGAAAGTGGCCACACCCCGGAGGGGAGGGGGGCCTCTCTCCCCCTCCCCGTACCCCTACTACCTTTAAGTCAATTTTTTTTTTTTTGTGACATTTATGCAACACTAGGGGAGGCCACCCCTAGGGTGAGGCATCTTTCATGGTTCGGCCTATCGCGGGGAACTCGGGGGGTGCTCGGATGGAGATTCGGGGGATGGTCGGGGATCGAGGTTCAAGGTCTGAGGTATGTCCAGGGCGCATAGCAGGTATGCAAGGATGTGGGTTGACCCCGAACGGGTTGTCGTGCCAGAGTTTGAAGGAAGACAAGTGTTAGTTGTTTTCATCTCAGTTGTGATCGCCGGCTTGAGTGCTGCGGCGGTCATTGAAGCCACAGAGGATTGACCGATGTCCACGAACACCTTTATCTTCGCCTCGCTCTGCCTCGCGTTCGTGTTGGCAACAGCCATTGCTGTAATGTGGTTCAGGCTCGACTAGATCGAGTTGTGCCAAGTGCGTCTTGAGTACAGCGCCTTGGATGCCATTCCAGTTGAGTACGACGGTTTCCCCTCTTAAAGGATCAAACCAATGACCGCGCCAAGGTTCAACCATCTCTGCGTTAAGCTTTCCCGGCTTAATCGCCACGAATTCGAATTGACCGCCGCCGCGCTGCGCCTCTCGCCGCAGCTTCGCCAACGACTGTGGCTCGCGATCCATTCCAGCAAGTATTGAGTACGACGGTTTCTCTAGTCCAGGACCTTTGCCATGATCTTCTACTATCTCGCTCAAATCTTCGGTCGCCGCGTTTCGCGCCTTCGTGATAACTACGGATCGGCCGACATCTATCTTTTCTTGGGACGGTATATCGCCGTGCCGGTCAAATATTGATCCCAGCGCCTCCTCCAGCAAGGTTTATCATTCCCATGGCCATTTTCACCCTTAAATCTAAATCCGGGCCTATCAATATCGACATTGATCAGCTTACCGATGCCGCCTATATCGAAGCGCTGCATCGTGGTTGCGAGGCCATGCTTCGGCTCAAGACACGCGCCGCGCTTATCGAAGTCGCCAAGGTCAAACCCAAGGTCAAACGCAAAAAGAGCGCATCCCGCTGAGGGCGGACATATTCATCACTAGCTGTCTATCCCTCTGTCCACCCTCACTGCACCACTTTCGCCGTTAATTTTTCTTGTAAATCGCTCTTGAGTTTCACCTCGCCCCCTGTTAAGATCAGGGACAATCAGAGATCGACCAATCAGTTGAGTACAGCGCCCGCCCTCCCTCTTCGGACCACGCCCATGACCAACTCGCCGCCATTCATCCTCGTCACTCGCTACTCTTCCGGTCGCGTCGCCACAGACAAATTCCACACGGTCAAATCCGCTCGACACTACGCGAAGGCCTTGTGCAACTCTCCCACGGCCTTGGAAATCACCCTCGAAGGCCCCTCACTCATCCGCACTGTTCTCTTCTCACGCGCCACCGTGTGATTTCCAAGTCAGGCAGGATGTGACTCCACTTCACATCCTGCCTCGCTGGGCAATCCCGCCCTCCCAGAGGAGCAAGCCAAAGAGGGAAAGCAGGCCGCCTGTGCAGCCTATGACCGGTCCCTAGCGCCAATCCTCGCAACCAAAGAGTCCACCACATGGGTGAACTAGTCCAAGTTCCGATCGCGAAGGCCGGCAACCGTCCGATCGATATCGACATCGATGAGCTTCCCGACGCAATGTATCGCCTTTGCGTCGCGGAAGGCCTCAAAGTCCTTCTCAACAAGCGCATGTCCAAGGTCGGCTCCGTCACCAAACTCACCGGTGACGACCAAGCCAAAGCCTACGACATGGCCTTCAAGATCGCCGAGGAAAACGCTCTCCAGCTGATGTCGGGCGAAATCCGCGTCGCCTCAGCGAAGTCCGCCACCAAGGTCGCGGCCATCGTCATGACCGAGGCGCGTCGCCTCGCGAAGGAAGTGGTCAAAAACACCATCCGCGCCGCTGGCATGAAAGTCTCTCATGTCGAAGCGTCGCAGATCACTGCCGCCGCGAACGAACTGATCGCCTCCGACCCGTCGTTCATCGAACAGGCCGAAGTCGCCATCGAGTCGCGCAAGGCCAAAACCTCGACCGACAAGGCCGAAGCCGAAGCCCTCATTGCCAAGCTCGGTGGCGTGGTCGAATCTCCGAAGCTCGTCGCCAAGGCCGCCAAGGACAAAGCGGAGCGCAAAACCCAGCTTTCCGCGAAGCAGGCCGGCCTCCCCAAGGCGCCGAAGCGCAAGCCGGAGCAGACCATCCATATGCCGAACTAAGGCCGAGGTCGGGGCACGGCCCCTCCTTTGAGTACAGCGCCTTGGAGTGTGACACCTTGCCACACTCCACCACACCCTCCGGGACCACGAAGACGCTTGACACGCTGATCTGGTCCCTTTAAGTTAAATCCAGCGCTCGGCTCACTTCAGCCCAGCGCCCCTCCCCTAGGCTCCAGTAGAGCCAGCCAGACGGAGCACAGAGCACCGCCCGCGAAGGGTTGAAGCTCTCGATCCTCTGCCAGACCGATGTGAGCAATAGACAGCGACTGCAGCGCAAGCCTAGGATCACATCGGCGACTGGGCCTTCAAGTAGATCAACAGATAGGCGCAACCCCGCCTCAGGCTCCTATAACGATCGAAGGATCGCCCCAATGTCCGACATCCATAACATCATCAAGGCCCTTGCCGACGCTCAGACCGCCGTCGACCGTGTGCCCGAGCTCGAATTCGAAGTTCTGCACCTCTCCGAGGTCAACGCCCAGCTCGAAAGCACCAAATCGCGCCATGAAGACTACATCGAAGAGCTGGCCAAAAAGCTTCAAGCCAGCGAAATCCGCGCCAATGCTCTGGAGGCACAACTCGATCAGGCCACCTTTCGCGAAAGCGAAACCGCTCGTCGGCTGGAAGTTCTTCAATCTATGGTTCGGGGTGCTCTCGATACCGTGACGCCATCGGCAAAGCCGGAATACGGCGGCTGTGGCTCACCCACGGATCAGAGTGCCAGCCCTTTGTCCCCGACGATCGATGTGCCCTCGACCGAACCCTTTTCGTCCGAGATTGTTCCCTCTGCGCAACCCTCTACGGAGAATGCGTCTTCCTCTGATCGCTCGACCTATACTTTTACTCCTGAAGCCGACATAGTTACCCCTGTCCCTCGCTTCGCCGGTCAAGAGTCCTGGCGCAAACCCTCCGATATGACATGGGGCGACTGGAAGTCACAAGGAGGCGACACCCCGAATTGGGTTGACTCCGCCCACTTCTAAGCTCGACCAAGGCGGGTGATCCTTTCTGGGTCGCCCGCCTTAACTTGTTCCTCGATCCAGGATCGCCCCCATGCCCATCATCATCGCTGGTATCCTCTTTATCCATTTCGCCAATCGACACTGGCACAACGCTACGATCTACACCATGATGGCGCTCTTCACCGCTTTCCTCATTGCCGTCATCGCTCAACAGGTCTGGGCACGCCGATGACCGCTTCGAAAGCTCCCAGCGCCGCCCCATCCAATGCCCTCCGAGTCTGGACCGACTCCCGCTCGATCTACGTCGAGCTACCAGGCAGGGCCGGCCCCTCGATCCTAACTTATCCTCTATCCGACGGTGGCCTCTCCAAAGCTCTCTCCCTCCTCCGCACCCAACGCTACGACTTCGGCGGCGCTGTCGAAACTTCGCCCAAAGCTCTGTCGACCTCACAATCCGCCCAGGCCGAGTCCATCCTCCGTCAACGAGGGATCATCCGATGACCAAATCCGAGGCCCTCGCTCTTATCGATGACCACAAAAGCACTCTGCTCGATCCTGTGGAAATGCTCCAATGGACCTATCTCCGCGTTATCATCCACAATATCCCTGATAACCAATGGCGCGAAGCCCTCATCACCTCTCTTGGAATTCTAAGCCAATGACCCATCTCTGCCATCACTGCCAAAAGCCCTTCCGCAAATCCGCCGCCAAGTGGCAACACATCGCGGCTCGTCATCCTCAAGCCCAAGCCAAGCTCGATGCTAAGGCCCGTCTATCCAATGTCGTGGCCTTGAGTACAGCGCAACACTAGTCCATCCCCACAAACCTTGAAGGTCGCCATGACTCTCGATCAGGCCTTCGTCGACCTCGCCGACTCTGGCTGGCTCCTCAACACCCTATGTCAAAACGACGCCGGCGTCTGGTTCTGCAACCTCCGCCACAACTGGCACTTCACCCCTGTTGTGTCCGCCGACACTGCTTCCCTTGCCCTGGCCTTGGCTCTCGACTCGCTCGACTACGCCAAGCACATCCCACAAGCCACAACCTCGCATTCAATCGAAACCAAACCCAACCTCGCGGCCTTGCTCAACCTCAAGGCCGCTCGACCGATCCGGAGACTCTAATGACCCTCAAATGGCACACGCGCGAGTCCTCTTCTGACTACCCTCCCGCCGAAGGCTGGTACCGCGTTATGATCTCAGGCGACTCAGAATCTGTCGACGGCCATCTAATCTATTCCTATCCCGATTACGAAACATGGGCGCACTTCGCCCCTGCCTCACCCGCCTCACCCGAACCCTTTCCAGGCGGCTACCGTGGCACCTTCACTGGCTGGCGTGACGAAGACGACTCAACTATCTTCGCCTATTGCGGCCCGATCCTCATCCCTCCCTATGAGGCTTCCTAATGCCTTACTCAAAATACGAAACCGTCGCCGGCCAAGCCTCCGAGTCTGCTACCTTCGGCGTTCTCCTCGAACATCTCCGCCTCGGCGCCGAATGTTGCTACACCATCGGCCACCTCCGCAAAGCCAACGACGATGCCCTCGTCGGCCAAGGCTGGCTCGCCATCGGCCAACTCCTTGAACGGATGGTCACCCAAGTCACCAACCTCGCTATGAAAGGCATCCACCAATGATCGACGCCCTGTTCTATTGGCTCCGTCAGCGCCTTGGCTTGCATCAAATGATCGGCCAGCACGAGGATATAAGAGCCGACCTACGTTCAATTCGCCTCATACTCGAAGCCAACTCCCGCACCGAGTCCGATCGGCTCTCCAACGAAGCCATCGCTCGATTCCAGGCCGATCCGATCCTAAATCCGAAATCGAAATAATCCCCCGATCTTCAACACGGCTCTTGAATTCCCCGAACTAACCTGATATACTATATAAATAATGGAGACAATCCCATGCCTGCCGACCTGCGCCCCGCAACTGAACCTCTCTGGCTCTGGATCGACCGCCAAGGCACCGCCCAGCTCCCTTCCTCAATGATCACCCGGCATCTCTTCTACACTCTACGGATGATCTGGAACAACTTCATGCCACCTGCGGCTCGCGTCGGCGACTTCCGCCCCTATACCTTCGACCTGCGAACCCACCCACCGGAATACCTCATGGCCGCCATCCTCAACCTCGGCACTGAACTTTTTTCTCGGACCGACCTGCGACCCGACCAAATCTTCCAACTCGACCAGATGCGTCAGTGGATCGCGGACAACAATAACCACACACCAATCGCAGAGCTTCTCGTCCTGCCTCGGCCCATTCCCGCGGTGCAATACGCAAACTGGAGATAAATCGATGACCATCTCCTCCCGCGAAGCCCTGCGCCAAATCAAGCTGGTTGCTTTAACCTATCAAGACGGCCCGGCTGCTTTATCGCATATCACCCGCATTTGCCTTGACGCTGGAATAGCCGAAAAACTGAATGATCTGAGCGCCAACGTGGACTTATCCCAATACCTCGTTCGCTATCCCGACAACGATCTCGACAACCCCACCATCGAAATCACCGCCGATATCACAACAATGACCGAACAACACTGGGGCCCATCTTCAAAACGTTCCTCCCTCTACTACGTCTGGGCCTCCTCCCCCGACGCCGCCCTGAAGATCGCCGCCGAGCGCCTTACCCGCTACCTAATGGAGCCCCGATGACCACCCATCCGCCAACTCTTGAACAATCTGCCATCCTCGACGCCGTCGCCGCCACCCCCACCAACCTGATGATCCGCGCCTATGCCGGCTGCGGCAAGACCTCAACCCTTGAACTAATCGACGCCGCCATCCCCGGTCCAACCCTCCTCGTCTGCTTCAACAAAGCCATCGCCGCCACCGCCGCGAAGCGCTTCCGCACCACAACACAAGTTCGGACCTTCAACTCGCTCGGCCACCGCATCTGGGCCGCCGCGATCTCCTCGAAGGTCACCTTCAATCCACAGAAGATTCTCGAAATCTTCCGCTCTCTCGTCGACGAAGCCCCCAAGTCCGACCGGGGCGAACTCTGGGCCAACTGGGACTCCATCCGCCAAGGTGTCGACCTCGCCCGTGCACTGGGCTACATCCCCATCGGACATGCCAAGGCTGAAAAGTCTCTCTGCACCGCCTATCAAGTCCTCGACCTGCTCGACGAAGCCCCTACTGACCTCGCCACCTACTATATCGACACCATCCTCACCACCTCGATCTCTCAGTCCTACCGCGGCATCATCGACTTCGCCGACCAATGCTACATGCCGGCGCTGTTCTCCGGAACCTATCCCCGCTTCCCTGCGGTCCTCGTCGACGAATACCAAGACCTCTCCCCGGTCAACCATGAAATCGTCCGCAAGCTCACCAAGTCCTCGCGCCAAATAGGAGTCGGCGATGAAGCCCAAGCTATCTATGGATTCCGCGGCGCTACCTCCTCCAGCATGGCTGACGCCACATCTCGCTATGCAATGGATATTTATCCGCTCTCGGTCTCGTTCCGATGCCCATCTCGGATCGTATCCAATGTACACTGGCGTGTGCCAGACTTTAAAGCATTTCGGGTTGGAGGCACTGTGCTTCACGCCAAGGCTCTCGCCCACGACTCGGCAACCATCCTCTGCCGAAACAACGCCCCACTCCTAGCCCGTGCGATGACCCTCCTCAAACTCGGCCGCTCCGTCGACGTATCCGGCATTGATCTCGCCGCCAAACTTCTCAAAACCATGGCCAAACTCGGCCCCGAATCGATGACCTCCGCCCAAACCTTGTCCTCGATCGACAACTGGGAAGCCGCCAAACTCGCCAACGACTCAAAATCCGCCAAGGACTTCGCCGCCTGCATGCGCGTATTCGCCCGTCAAGGCACCCTCGACGTCGCCATGGCCTACGCCAAACACCTCTTTGACCAGTCCGGCACTGTCAAGTTCTCCACCGGCCACAAAGCCAAGGGCCTCGAATGGGACCACGTGTACCATCTCGACCCGCAACTCCTCAACTCGCGGGGCCAAGACCCCAATGTTCGCTACGTCATCGACACTCGCGCCCGGGAGTCCTTGACCTACCTCGACTCGATCGATGTCCCAACCTAAGGACTGACCAATGGCAATTGAAGACACGCTTCGACTTGAAGCGAAGAACCAAACCAACCAAGCTGCCGCCGATATTTTAAATCACGCCGCAGCTGTTATCACCAAATTACGCGACAAGAACACCAAACTCATATCCCGGCTCAAAAAACTCCACGCCCTCGAAGCTGCCGGCGTCGACAACTGGGAGGGCTACGACTACGCCATGCAAGAACTAAGCGAGGATGACGAATGACCCTCCCTACCGTAATCGGCGCATACAACGACTGCCTCGACTACTTCGACCAAGCCCTCCTCGCCACCAAGGGCATCCGCATCCAGTTCGCCGACTACACCGTCGCCAAGTACTTCGTCCTCCGGATGTCCCAGGCCCGCGTCCTCCAACGCGACGAGTCCCGCCGCGTTTACCCACGCGACGACCCCAAATGGGGCCGGTCCGAATACGACGGCCTCCAAGTCCGCAACCCCATCGAAGACGAAGACGGCCTTTGGTGGGTCAACGTCGAGCGCCACAACGCCCGTGTCTTAACCGTGGAGGAAATCGAATGACCCAAGAGATCGACAAGGTCATTGATAAATACATCCGCGGCTCACGTGGCCAGTATTTCTTCCAAGAACTCTTCGGCAACACTGAAATCGCCGATGGATATTTCTTCCGCAAGCACGAATGCCGCCGGGCACTCAAGCGCCAGCTTCGTCAAATAATCGCCGATCCTATAATCCTCATTGAATATCTCACTCAACGATCTTCAACAGGAGACCACACTTGAAGCCCGAACTACTCACCGAACTCTTCGTCCGCGCCGACTCCGAAGAACTCGGCATCGCCATTGAGACCAATAACCCAGCGTCGCTCGTGGCCGACCTGCACCAACACCGCACCGCGGTCGGCCTCTGGCCCAACATCATGATCGTCACCCCGTCAACACCGAACACCGTGTTCCTCACTCAACGCTCAGTGGAGCTCGACTAATGGTAGATTTCGCCGCCCTCAACGAACGCAACCGTATCAAACGCGAAAATTGGCAAAAATTTCTCGCGACCGAACTCGGCGCCGCTTTCAATAAATTCGAGAAAGCCACCATCGCTTGTTGGAAAGAGGACTTAAACAATCGTATCCCCGCATCAAAGATGGATCGCCTCGATAAAGAAATGAAAGAGGCCCGCGGCGCCTTCCTCGAACTTCTAATGGACCTGCCCCGATGACCCAAAAAGAGATCCTGGCCCACGCCAACGCCCTCAGCGACATCATCGCCAATTCCTACATGGCCTGGGCCTGCACCGTCCTCCCCGACACAACATCGAAATTCGATGTGCTCAACATCATCGCCCTGGCCATGATTGTCAACCAGGAAGCCCTCAAATCCACTCTTCAAACCTTGGAGACGGCCGATGCCCCAAAATGACCTCGACACCCTCATGGAGTCCATCGAACGGATCAACGCCAAATCCCCCGATGAACTCTCAGCCGCCGATATCGACACCCTGATCCACTACCATCGCCGCAACCGCGCCCGGATGGCCTCTGGCGGCAAACCCCTCAAACCGACAGTCGACCTCTCGGCGGTCATGGCCAAACTCATTCCCGCGCCGCCTCCTGTACCTAAGATCAGGCGCCTATAATGTACCGCCGCCGCAAGACCCTCCGCACCATCGGCACCCAGCCGAAGCTCTTAAACCGCTTCAGTGCTGCTCTATCCGATGACGACCTCGCCGCCCTCAACGCCATCGCTGAGCAGCGCCGTACTTCACGCAACGCTCTGCTCCGCCTCGCAATCCACCGCCTGATCCAACAGGAGACCACATGATCGACCACAAGGAACAACTCGTCGCCTTTCTCCGCAAGCACCGCCCCGGCGTCTCTGCCGAAACCTTCGCCGCCGTTGTCGAAGATCTCCTCGAAGACGAAGCCGCCGGCCCGGAGTTCATCTCTCTCCTCAACGACTGGGAGGCCACCTATGCCTAAGCCCACCTTCAAAGAGGCCGTCGCCTTTGCTACAAACGAAGTCGAACACCGCCGCATTCTCAACGCCCTCAAGCAATGGCTCGTCTCTCAGGAAATCCCCGAGACCTACTGGACCGCGCTGCTCTCTCAGGCCGCCGGCGAATCCATCCACGCCAGTTACCATCAAAATCAAGACCTCGAATATTTCCGCCTCTCCATTCGAATCTCCCAGACAATGATCGCCTCTTTCGCCAAGAGGTGCCCCGATGTCCCTTGATACCGGCCCCGATCCTGTCCTTGACGAATCCCATCTCACTCCCAAGGATGTCGCCTCGCCCTTCCTCCCCGACACCAAGATTCAATTCGCCTGGGACTCGACCTGCCTCGGCCTTCTCAAAACCTGCCCTCGCCTTTACCAATACACCATCATCGAAGGTTGGGCCTCCCGCCACGAATCGATCCACCTCCGCTTCGGTCAAGAATACCATCAAGCTCTTCAAGAATACGACTGGTCCCGCGCCAATGGAGTCCGCCATGAAGATGCAATACACGACGTGGTCCGAGCCTTACTGGAACGGACTTTCGGTTGGACCGTTAACGAAGAAAGTAAGGCAGGTAAGTATAAAAATCGCACAACACTTATGGGACTTGTCATTGATTACCTGGACCACTACCGAGAAGACCCGGCCGAGACCTACATCCGCGAAGACGGATCGCCCGCCGTCGAACTGAGCTTCAGGTTCGAGCTCGACTTCGGGCCACGGGCAGGTCAATGCACAGTGGGCCTAGAGCCGGGCGATGTCGGAGCACCAGGGCCCGCATACCCCGACCAGCCCTACCTCCTCGCCGGCCACCTCGACCGCGTCGTCAACTTCAACTCGATGCTCCTGGTCCTCGACCACAAAACCACAACCTCGACCCTCTCCGGCGATTTCTTCGCCCAGTGGGAGCCCTCCAACCAAATGACGCTCTACACCCTCGCGGGCAAGACCGTCCTCAACGCCCCGATCAAAGGTGTGATGATCGGCGGCGCCCAGATCCTCCTGACCGAACCTTCGCGATTCGTCCGCGGCTTCACCTACCGAACCGACGACCAACTCAACGAATGGCTCGACGACCTTCAACTCTTGCTCTCGATCAACGAACACTACGCCGCCGAGTCCTACTGGCCAATGAACGACACCTCTTGTGATAAATTCGGCGGCTGCAAATTCCGCGGGGTCTGCTCCAAATCTCCAGACCACCGGGAGAAATTCCTCAAGGCCGATTTCATCAAACTTCCGGAGGACCAGCGATGGAATCCGCTCAAGGCACGATAGAACCGGATCTCTGGATAATCGCCCGTGATCCATCTGACGGCACATGGTGGGTCGTTGCCCTACGACCACTTGGATCAGTTCGAATCTCTGGTCCACATCACTCACATTGGCGCGCCGAACTTGTTTTAGACGGCCGCCACCAACCAAAGTCAATACCATGACCGAAGCCCTCCCTTTTCGAACCCCTGACACCGCCTACATCATTCACACCCGTGTGGTCAAACTCGAGCGCCACTTTCGCACTTGGTTCACTGGTGTCGGCGACACTGCAATCCGCCACGACGATCCCATCGGCTGGTTCATCCAATTCGCCGGGTCGTCCGAGTCGATCTTCCTCGGCAACGACATGCCCACATGGAAGGTCGGCGACCCCGTCACAATTCGAATGGAGCGGCGACATGATCCTGAGTAGAGTTCACTTTCCAACCACCAAATACATCAACGTCTACGAGCCTCTGCCTGGCGATCCCAACGCTGAATGTGTTGGCATCGCCTTTCATACACGCGAAGGTGCCTGGCTCGCCCGTCAAGACGTCCGTGGATGCAAATACCTTCTCGTGGTCAAGGAACGCGCCTATGCCCAGCCTCGCTGACCATCAATCCAACGACTTCGTCAAACTTTTATTGCTGGGGGATGCCAAATCAGGTAAGACGGGGTCTCTAGTTTCCTTGGTCAAGGCCGGCTACCGCCTTCGTATCCTCGACCTCGACAACCTCCTCGACATCCTCAAATACATGATCCTCGCCGAGTGCCCCGAACTCCTCAACCAAGTAGAGTTCGTCACCCTCCGCGACAATTACAAAGCAACCGCATCAGGAACAATGATCGATGGCACACCTAAAGCATGGATTAATTCTCTCAAACTGCTCAATCGATGGAAATACGACGACATTGACCTAGGAGTACCGGCTGAATGGGGAGCTGACACTATTCTGGTCGTCGATTCTCTCTCTCGATGGTGTGACGCTGCGTATGATTTCCACGAGTCCGCTATTCCTCGAGGTAAGTCCGGCGACTTCGACGGGCGCGCCGTGTACGGTAACGCTCAAGACGATGTCGAAAAGCAACTCGCCTCGCTGACCTCGCGATCCTTCCGCACAAATCTCATCGTCATCGCCCATGGCACCTACATGATCCAAGGCGACGGCTCAACCCTGATCTTTCCCCAAGGTGTCGGCCAGAAGCTCTCGCCGAAGATCCCCCAATATTTTTCGAATTACATCCGTTACAAGAACCGAGCAGGCAAGCGCACGATCCAACTCGAATCTGATTCGATGATCAACCTTGCGACTACCAATCCCGCGGCGATGCCCAAAGAACTGGACATCGCCGACGGTCTCGCGAAGTTCTTTGAAATCCTCCGGGTCGCACCTGGAAAGATCGAGCCCCGACCACAACTCGACAAGTCGGTTAACATAAAGAGGATTAGATGAACGACCAACCGCTACCTCGGCCGCCCAACGCCGTCGGCATCAACGATCTACTGCAAATCTGGGGCCTGCTGATCCAAGATCAAAACCCGTCGCCGAAGATCGCCCGCGCCAAAGACAAGCTCGAAACCATCATCGAGCATTTCACCGACGGCCTTGTCGTCAACCAACCCAAAGCCTGATCAAACCTTAAAGGAACACCTCAATGTCCGCACCGAATTTCGCCTCGATCCTCGACGATTCGCCCACCGAAGTCTCGCGCCCCAAGCCGCTGCCGGCCGGCACCTTCGTCACCCGCGTGATCGGCGCCCCGCGCTACGACAAGTCCTCGAAGAAGCAAACGCCCTTCGTCGAATTCCAGCTCAAGCTAATCGCCGCCGAAGAAGATGTCGATGAAGATGATCTCGCCGAAGCCCTCGGCGACAAATCAATCCAGGAGCGGGTCATCCCCTACCAGCTGTACCTGACCGAAGACGCCGTCTACCGCCTCGATGAGTTCCACGAACATTGCGGCATCGACCTCGAAGACGAACAATCGCGCCGCCAGCGGAACGAAGAGGTCGTCAACTCCGAGGTCCGCGTTGTGATCGCCCATGAAGCATCACAGGACGGCCAGCAGGTCTTCGCCCGAGTCCGCCGCACACTTCCGGCCGAATCATGATCGCCCGGCAGATCAAAGATCTGAGCATCGCTCTCGAAGCGCTTACTCGGGTCCCCGGTTACGCCAGCGATATGATGCGTGACCGGATTAACAAGCTCATCAATGATCGTCTGAGCGAGCTTGAAGAAGAGAAGTCCGCGCTGGATAAGGCCAGGCGCGAATACAATCCGCCCGGCCTCGACACCAGCGACAACATCCCCTTCTGACATTAACTTCGGGAGGGGCTTCGGTCCCTCCCGCCTTTTATTTGGAGCCTCATAATGTATACCGACGAACAGTTCCTCGACATCGGCCGTGATATGCGCAATGGTGAACACGTGTCCGATATCGCACGCGCTCATTACATGAAATGGGTCGCCAGCCGCGCCGAGCCAAATCCGAACGATGGTTATTCCCACGAACAATGGGATCTGCTCCTTACTGCAACCTACACCCAGATGATGGATCTCGCTCGCACCAAAGGTTCCGAATACGCCCATGGTGCCGACCGCCTCGACAACTTCCGCCGCGCCGCCAAAGAATTCGACATCCCAATGGAACTCGTCTGGCGTATCTACGCCAGCAAGCACTGGGATTCGATCACGACCTACATCCGAGATCTTGTCAAAGGAACCGATCGACAGCGCTCCGAGCCGATCTCAGGCCGGATCGATGACCTTCTTGTCTATCTTCTATTGCTCAAGGCCATGGTCGAGGAGCGCGGTGAATGACCGCCATCGTCCTTGTAGGTGAGGCTTTAGGCGAGACTGAAGTCAGATATGGCCAAAACTTCGTCGGCCCGTCTGGCATTGAACTTATCCGGATGCTCGGCGAATCCGGCATCATCGCCCTCTCCGCCTCCGACCGCGACTTCATCATGAAGTACTACTCAACTCAAGACCCCGCTGTTGTCGACGCCCTATGGCGCCTCCACCCCGAAGTCTACCGCACAAACGTCTTCAATCTCCACCCGCCCGGCAATGATCTTGAAGAATTCTGCGGCCCGAAATCCACCGCCATCCCTGGCTATCCCGCCCTCACAAAATCAAAGTATGTCCGCCATGAATTTGCCCCCGAACTTGACCGACTTGCTGACGACATTCTACGCCTGGATCCTAATCTTATTGTCTGTCTTGGGAATACTCCACTGTGGGCTCTCGCAGGACGCTCGGGAATCACCAAACTCCGAGGTACAACGCTGGTATCAACTCACACTGTTGTGGGCTATAAACTGCTTGCTAGTTTCCATCCAGCTTATGTTCTACGTCAGTACGAATCCCGGCCGATAGTCATCGCCGACTTGATGAAAGCCGCCCGCGAATCCCTCTACCCCGAACTACGAAGGCCCGCCCGTGAAATCTGGATCGAACCATCGCTCGAAGACATTGAGCTCTTTATCGCCCGACACATCGCCCGAGGCAATCTACTATCTGTCGACATTGAAACGGCTGGAGACCGAATTACGTGCATCGGCCTCGCTCCATCCGCAGCTCTTGGCATCGTTATCCCCTTCGATGACGAGCGAAAACCTTCGCGAAGCTATTGGGATTCTGTCTCAGATGAATCGCGATGTTGGCGCCTTATACGAGCAGTTCTACAAGATCCTGGAATCCCGAAGCTTTTCCAGAACGGCCTCTATGACATAGCCTTTTTGTGGCGGTCGATGAAGATCAAGGTCCTAGGCGCCAGTGAAGACACAATGTTGTTGCACCACGCCTTACAACCTGAGATGCTCAAGGGCTTAGGCTTCCTCGGATCGATCTACTCAGATCAAGGTGCATGGAAGAATATGAGACGAAAAGATGAAACCATCAAGAGAGATAGTTGATGCGAATAATCCGCACTCATGAAATGGACCCAAGTCAACTTAGTCCTTGGGAAACTGATCAATGCTACAACGGCCTCGATATCTGTGTCACCCACGATGTTTTCGCCGCGACAATCGATCAACTCGACGAGCACACGCGGCCAAAGTATGAATTCTCCAAGGCCCTCCAAGCGCCCGTCCTCGAAATGCGCCTCCGCGGCTGCCTCGTTGATCTTGCCCGCCGCGCCGATGTCATCGATATGTTCTTCGAACAAATGGAGATCATCGAGGCCCAACTCAACCGCATCGTCTTCGACGGTGTCGGCATGCTCGACTTCAACTGGCGCTCCCCCAAACTTGTGGGGGAGCTTTTCTATTCCCATCTCGGTCTGCCTAAAGGCCGCAACGGCTCAACCGACCGCACGGCGCGCGAGCGTCTTGAGGTCTATCCCATCGCTGAGCAGATTGTCAAACATATTAACATTCTTGCTGATCTAGGCAAGAAAGTCTCCGCGCTCAAGACTGATCTCGACAACGACAACCGTATCCGAACTTCGTATAACATCGCCGGAACATCCACGGCCCGCTTCTCCAGTTCTCAGTCCGAGTTCGGCGCCGGCGGCAATCTCCAAAACATCGAAGAATCCCTCCGATCCATCTTCATCGCCGACCCCGGGATGAAGTTCGCCAAGTTCGATGCTAAGTCCGGCGAGAGCTACTGCGTCGGTGCCATAGAATGGAACCTGTTCAATGACCCTACCTATCTTGACGCAGTCGAATCTGGAGACGTCCACACCGCTGTTGCTAGGATATGCTGGCCCAATCTGCCCTGGACAGGAGATCTCAATAAAGACAAATCGATCGCAGAGCAACCCTACTATCGACATTATACTTATCGATTTATGTGTAAGAAGCTCGGCCACGGCTCAAATTACGGTGGTCAGCCTCAGACTCTCTCTGAACAAAGCAAGCTCCCCATCAACGTAGTCGCCGACTTCCAACCGAAGTACTTCGGCGCCTTCCCCGCACATCAGCGCTGGCATAACTGGGTCGACGCCACCCTCCGCTCCCAAGGCTGCCTCGTCTCCTTGATGGGCCGCAAGCGCCACTTCTTCAAACGCCGCTCTGAAGCCAAAACCCTCCGCGAAGCCATTGCCTACGACCCTCAGTCTTCCCTCGCCGACATCGTCAACACCGCCCTGATCAACCTTTGGCGCCTCAACATCGCAATCGTCATGTTCCAAGACCACGACGCCCTCACCTTCATGTATCCTGAAAAGAACGAAGCGCAAGTCGTAGCCGAGATCCAGCGCCATCTTGTGGTGCCGGTCGAACTCAACTCCGGCCGCATCTTGCGCATTCCCTACGATTGCAAGACAGGGTGGAACAAAGGTGACTACAGTGAGAAGAACCCCGGCGGTCTCAAAGACTTCTACGGCGAAGACAAACGGAAGCGGCCGCCGAAAATTAACGTCCTGGATCGGATCCTTCATGGAGGAAACGGCCGGACTTGAGGCGCCAGGGTTGTTCAGAAAATGGGCGGCGATCTCCACCGTCGCCGCCGCTCTTGAACAGAAGGTCTGGATAATGTCACCAACGGTGCTCCATCCGAACCTCTACGTGATGATCATCGGCCACCCTGGTACCGGTAAGACTCGAACGATTCGTGTCAGCCGCGCCCTCTACGCCGGGTTAACCGAGCCGCACCTCGCACCTTTGTCAATGACCTGGAGCTCCCTCGTCGATTGCATGACCACCTCAAAGCGAATCATCATCCAGCCGCCCGGCGATCCTTTGGAATACCAATCGCTCTACATCTGTGCCGACGAGATCGGCACCTTTATTCACAAATACGAGAACGAGATGACCGATGGACTATCTCACTTCTATGATGCTGGACCTTATTCCCAACAGCGAAGAACTAATGATCTTAAGATCAAGATACCCATGGGCCATCTCAACCTATTATGCGGGAGTACTCCTCAGAATCTTACCGCCCTCATGCCTGAGAAAGCTTGGGGACAGGGATTTACTTCCCGCGTTATCATGGTATTCAGCGATGAAAGAACAATTGGAGATGATTTCGCGCCCCGCATCGAGACAAAGCTTGAAGACCTCGCTTATGATCTCAGTGTCATCAACAACCTTATCGGCCAGTTCACAGTCACCGAGCAGTTCCGCGATGCTGTCAATAACTGGAGAGCCCTAGGCGAACCACCGACCCCAAATCATCCGCGACTCCTACATTACGTCACCCGGCGCAAAGCACAGTTATACAAACTCGCTATGGTCGCTAGTGTGGATCGAGACAACGCCCTCGTTCTCACTGCGGCAGACTTCAACACCGCCCTTGGTTGGCTGATCGAAGCCGAAGGCGAGATGCCCGCGATCTTCCAAGCCGGCGCCGCAAACGCAGACGCCCAAGCCATGGACGAGATCCTCACTATGTGAAGATCAACGACCGCGGCCAGGGCGTGTCAGAGCAACGAATTACAAAGTTCGCGCGGGATTATATCCCGTTGCATTCAATAATGCGCGTCGTCGAAATCATGGAGCGCTCGGGAATGATCTCCTGTATTGGCACCGACCGCCGCTCACAAGTTCGGTACTTCTCACCGGTCAAGGGCGAGTCGATCACCCTTCAGTGAACCGTATTTGTCAGGGATCGCCAACTCACCGTGCGGCCCCTCGCGGTGACTCTGGTCGGTGATCCGCTCTTGGATCACCGCCAGATTCTTATCAAGATTCGACAGCTGTTTCTGCTGATCAGTGTTCTGATTCGTCGAATCCGATTGCCACTTCGCTAGTTGATCCCGCAGCTGCACATTGCCCTGGCGCATAACATTAAGTTGTTCCTCCAAAGCTTGAATGTCCTTCGATTGCGACTGAAGCTGCTCCGTGACTTGGACCTTGAACGAGTCGAAACTCGTCTGAAACTGCTGATACCCCACCATTGTGTTGAAGCCCCAGCCGGCCATCCCTGCGATCACCGCCGCCAGGGCGAAGACCAAAGTCTGTATATTGATGGTGAAATCCATAAACCCGCGCGGCTTCGGCACCGGGCCAGCGAACTCATTCATCATCTTCTTCAGTCTCGCTAGGTCATCGGGCGCCCAGACTTTGCCTTCCGTCACATCGAACTCCCGCCGTTCCGTGCTGTCCGTCTAAAGTCTCAAATGGTATCGGCCGAATGTGGCAGACCTTCGGGTCCACCCGCACTTGCTGTGTGTGGCAGCCTAACGCCACCACACACGCAAAGACCGTCGCCAGGATCAGGGCGCGTCCTGCGGCAAAGTCGTGGCGTTGAGCTGTGCTGTCAGCGACGCTTCTTGCGCGAGATTGGCCGCCCGCTGATCCTCGGTCAGCTGGGTCTTCCCCGTTAAAATGTCATAGGCCTGTGTCATATATGGAATGACTTCGCCGCCGAGTGCAGCCAACATCTGGCCTATGTTCAAAATTGCCGCGGCGTCCGCGATGATTGTTGCCGGATCCATTACAGTGTTCCTACGGTTGCGACGATACCTTCGGCCGTCGAGATCAACGAATTCAGCACGGTGAATTCAGCCACAACGCCCGTTTGATTACCGGCGTTGATCATTCCTTGGATGTTGTTGAACTCAGCAATGACTTGTGAATTCACCCCTTGCAGTTTGGCGACAACACTGCGGTCGGCGCAGGGCTTCAACAAAGTGGCCGCCGTGCCCGTGGCACAATACCCAAGTTGGCGATACTTCGCGGCCGGCGCCAACACCGCTCCGTCGTACGCAGCGCGAGCCGCGTCGAGATTGTTCTGGTTCGTGACCGCTGATGTCCCTGTCTCCAAGGTATCGAGGGCCGCGCAACCGCCAAGGCTCAACGCCAGGGCCGCCGCCAAAAGATATATTTTCATCTTCACTGATCCTTCTTCGCTTGGAGCTTGCCGACTTCGCCGACGACAAACTGCTTCAGGGTGTTCTGCGATACCCCGGAAGCCTTGACCACATCCGGGTTCCTCGCGGCGATATTCGCGGCGGCCACCGAAACTTCCGGGCTGGTCGCCGTCACCACCTTCGACTTCAAGTTATCTTCCGCTTGTGCCACAAGGGCGCCCGCTTCAGTAGCGGCAGCGCCCTTTAGTTTGTCTACATACGTCTGTTGAATTTGGATCCCGGTCCATTTCTGAAAATAGTACACCGCGGCGGCCACACCAAGACCTACCACGACCTGGACAATGTCCGTGATGGCGGCCTGCGTCGTAGCTGATGTGATGAAATCCATTAGCTCACCTTTATTGTAGGGTCGAGTTCGATCATTGACCTAAGCAACGCGGCACAGCCGATTTGCTTATCCACGGCGGCCGGGTCGAAATGTCCGTCCGCAATGAATTTCCCCGAGCGGTACTGATCAGTCCCGGCCCAGATATACGGCGAGGCCACGCCGCGATGGGCGTACCCTAGACCGTTGTATTCTTCCAGAAGAGTAAGGGTCCCACCCGCTGACCAGTTTTTCCACAAGGCCGGCTTCGGCCCACAGTGGATCATAGCGTACGCGGCAGCCTGCGCCCAACTCTGGAACGGTCCGATCCCACGTGGGACGTGGATTGACACTCGATTCCAGGGATCACCCTGCGCGAGATTCGCCGCCCAGCTTTGACTCGATTCACGTTCATGGATCACCGCCACAACCCACCACGGCACTTTGGTCAGTGCCGTGACCGCTTGATAGCGTAGCTTGGCGCTGACAAGGGCCTTGGCTTGTCGAAGCATTGGCACCTCTACCTTATATTTCGCCCTGATCCAGCGATATCCGTTTATCTTGATCAATTCTTCCATCATCGGCGGGGCTCCTTCAGCGTACCTGAACTCAGGCCATGGACCCAGTCCCACGGCCCCTTCGGATGCTCGATGCCGGAATGGACACCAAGTGCGAATCTCGCGGCGCGGCCCTCGGTTTCATTAGTCAGCCCGGTTGCTGTCCCGATGAACCCCGAGGCGTCTTGGATCAGCCGCCCGGCGTGTTCCTTGTTAAAAGGTTGCTTCTTGCCGAAATCGCGCCAGAGGTCAGTCCCAGTCTTCAGCGCGGTCCCGCCCAGTCCAAGAGTCGGATCGCGCCCCGAGACTATAGCCGAGGTGAAGTCACGCACACCGACCCATGAGGCGCCGCCGGTTTCGAGCAGAGCCTTCCCAGCTTTCTTAGCCCATGACTCATTATCGTTGATCTGCCCTGAGACAATCTGCTCAATCAAGGCTGGCGCGATCGCATACGCGAAGATCATCCCGGCCATCTTCGGAACTTCCTTGAACGCCGAGGCATACTGCCCTTCCTTGACCATATCGGTCATCTCGCCGGCCTTCCATACCATCTCCATTTGACGATTGAGAATGTGCGAGAAGAACCCATACACCGAGGTGAACCACGGATTGGAATCTCGAACAATGCTCGGCCGCGATGTAATCGCCGACGACCCATGTGCGCGCCGGATCGCCCGGTCGGCCTCGTAGACCCCGTCGCCGTGTGAGCCGCCCTGCTCAATCGCGCTCTTGTACGCCGCTGACCACGTCGGCACCGCCGACAACAGGTCCGACATCGCCACCGGGTAGCTCCCATACTTCATGATTGTGCGTCGAAGGCTTTCGAACTTCGAGCTCGGGACCATACTCTGTACAGCACCCGAGATCGTCTCCTGGTAATGTTGGTGCCGGCGCTGGAGCTCTTGAGAGTTCGCCATCGCGAATTGCCAATTGGTCTCTCCTGTGGCGTCGTTGATCGACAGCAGGCCTTTGGTCGCAGAAAGAAAGTTCCCGGCGCCCACTTCGTTGATCGATTGAATAAACGCAGTCGGGCCATGTTTGAGTACGGTATGGGGGTTCAAGCCGACCAAGGTCCCGATCATATTCTGCCGGGTGAACTCCAACATCCCCGATGCGCTTTGTTGTGCCTTCGACATGAAGTTCGAGTTGTTGGCGACATCGCGAAGATAGGGCACGAGAAGGTCTTTGTACTCCTTACCGTAGTGCCCACTGACTGTCGCCTGGATCTTCGGATCGTACAGGATTTTCGACGCGTTTAAGATCGCCGGCCGCAGCGCCGTGTCATGTATAACCTGCTTCATTCGGTTCGGCAACCGGTCAAGGTCAAGCGCCACCGGGCCTACGTATCCAGTCCGCTGTTGAGTATATCCGGCCGGGGTTGTCGCTCGGACGTAGCCTTGTTCTTCGAGCGGGCCCTTACCGATCAAGGCCTTGGATCGTTGACCTTCCTCGGCATAGATCACTGGGTAATATCCACCGCGGTAGGTTCCATGCGGCGTTACCACCGGGGTGGCCTCGATCGATTCTGGCGCCACCCCGCCTGACAGTGATCGATACATCGTGTCCGACTTGGCCTTGAGCTCACCGAACAAATCCCAAACCTTTTGGACGAACTCCCAGTCTTCCTTCTTGGCGACAGTGTGGATCCAATCCATGACCTGGGATTTCTTCAACCCGCGGCCCACTGCAAGTTTCGTCAGGTTCGAGTCATTGCCGACGTTGAGCATGATCGCTCGGAGATTCCCCCGAGTCAGCTTGAGCCGTTGCCCTGCTCCAATCATCGACCGGAAGATCGGGTTGTCCACCTGTTTCGACAAGTCGGCCTTGTCACTGATCGCGGTCAACTTCTTCGCGTACTCTTTGATCCAGGCGTCCTTTTGATTCGCCCCGTCGATCAGGTCGCGCATCACAATTTGATTCCACGGGCCCTTCGGATCGTTCTTGTCCCACCGGTTAAGCAAGGTCTCGATCTGTGTCGACGACGCGATGTAGTTCTTCAGCGCGTTCGACAAGTACTGCGGGAGGATCCACGCAGGCCGCTCGTCTTTGGCGTTATAGGTAAGCTCGGGAAATCGCTCAACAGCTTCGGTGAGTTGGCTCTTTGCTTCAGCCAGATCAAGGGCCTCGCCCGCTTTGTACACTCGGCGCTCGTCGCGGCCATTCGCCGCCATGGTCTTGATCGTATCGCGGACCGAGCGGAACTCCTCGGTGGTCAAGTCTTGATATTGTTTCTTCCACGTAGTGTCATACAGCTGGGGCCACACCGGCATCTCACGTAGGTCGGCCTCCTTCGATTTCTGGAACTCCTCGATGGATTTCGACGACCCGGCGGCGATACCTTCGGCAAGATCCTGGACTGAACGGTTGACCCTTTTGCCAATTTGGCCCATCACCTGGTGTATGAAGTTCGTGTACTCGGGCTCCATCCCGGTGATCTCGCGCCGGGCAAAGCCTTTGGTGACTTTGTCGAACTGGGCCACCTCCTTTTCGAGCTTGCGCGCCTCGGCTGCAAACAGCGCCGCGGTATACTTCTTCTGCAGGCTCACCACCGCCGAGGCCGGATCATTCCCAATCAAGAACTTCTCAGCATCCTTACCATGCCGCCCCATCATATCCATGAAATGGCCCGAGTCGACCGATTTAATCGGCAGCGCCGCGAACTTGTCTTTGACGAACTGTTTGATAACCTTCGAGTCGACCGCCTGCGTCCCGGCTTGTTGCGCGGCCGCCTTCATCTCCTCTGACATCAGGTCGAGATTCGTCGATGACAGCGCGTGGTCCTGGGCCGCCTGCATGATATTGTCTTGAAGCCGGCCGTACCGCTGTTCCATCTGGCGCGCGGTCTCGTCCTTGATAACCTTCTGGACCATTTCCTCAGAACTGAGATTGCCCCTTAGCTCTGTGTACTGGCCCAGCTTCGCCACCAAAGTGTCACCCGAGCCATAACCGAATAAGTTCGCCACCACGTCGGTCGGCAGGCCGTCTTCGCTGTAATACCGCCGCGGCAGCGCCTTCTTCTGTTCATCAGTAAGATCACTCGACAAGAGTTTCGGCCGGCCATCAAGTTTCTCCCCGAAGAGCTCACCCTTGCCGAGCATCAAATCCGCGGCCACGTCCGGCCGTTGGCGGATGGTCTCGTCCACCTCTTTTCGAACAACCGCTTCGTTATCGCGCCACTCTTTGGTTTGGCGGCGCGCTTCTTCCTTCGCCGCGCGGGACGTAGCTGCTTCAACATCCTCAGTGAACCTCGACTGGATTAGCTTCTGCAGGCGGCGCCAGGTCTGTTGATCAAGCCCAGCGGCAGAGGCCTTCATCTGTTCGATTTGCTCTCGGGCCGCGTCAGGAAGTTGGGCCTGTGCCCGGAACACCCCCTCGTTGATCGGGATCGCCTCGCGACTTGATAGATCGCCTTGGTAGATATGTTCGAAGATATCCTCCGCCGATGGCCCGCGCCCGAGGATCTCACCGAACTTGGCCTTGATCTTCTCCCATAGGTCTTGCATCTTCTGGAAGATCGTCGTGACTGGGGTCACCGGCTGATCTTTTCGATTCGCCGCCCAGTCTCGATAAGCCTCGGCGATTGATTCTTCGATCTTGCCTTCCTCTGGCACGCCAAGTCGATCATACCGCGCAGCGATTTGATATCGATCGCCCCACTTCTCGTCTTTTGCTGCCTTCGAAAGTGTGGCCCATTCGTCTTCGCTGAACATCCCGTATTGGCGCAGCATGTGGATGCCTTCATGGCGCGCTGTGCCCAGGGGATTTTCCGAGAAAAGATCGTAAAAGATCTTCGGCGCCAGGCTGCTATATTGCATAAACAGGCCGTTTGCGTTGATACCGTGGCCGCGGATGCCCGCCACAGGATAGATATCGGCCTTGTTGCCGATTGTATGCAGAAGCTCATTGTGAATGGCCTGAGCCAATGCTTGATGCTCAGGCGAGAAATCCTTTAGCGGCTTGAAATTCGCTTCGAAGTTCGCCCCGAGATTCTTCCAATGAGCCGCTTCAAGAGTGTTTCGAAAATGAGTGTATTCATTCCCTGCCTCGATGGTGTCCCATCCTGAAGCTGCCAAGGGTCGCCCGGCGATCGTCCCAGCTTCAGGGAAGGCCAGCGCCAGTTGTTTGTAGAGGTCTTGGGCCGCTGATGGACCTAAGGTCTCAGGGTCGATTGACATCCCGTTGAGCTTGAGATCGCCGTCTTCAACCACGGCGTCGAGAGTACCAATCGGCGCCCCGGTTCCGTCTTTGATCTGGCCACCGTCGAACTCCAGCTTACGGTCCCCAATACCATGGAGCGGCTCGGTCGACGTCTGCTCCCTGGCCGCCGTTAATGGAGAGTCCACTGTGGCTTTGGGCTCAACTTCGACCGCGCCCTCACGGGCAGTGAGGCCCCCAGGCCACATGCGGATATCGTCATGTAGCCCCGATGCCACCGCCGGGTCGACGTTCGAGATCCAATCCGCAGTTGGTACTTTAACGTCCGCGCCAGTCTCACGCGCGATAGCAAGCTTATCGGCGATCCCAGGGACCCATCCCAGAAGTCCATCACCAGGCGCCGGCTGCTTGTCTCCATAGAGCGCAAGAGCAGCATCTCCATGAATACCAATCTCCGAATTTCCATAGTGTTGCCTCACGAACTGAGAGAACATTTCCGGCGAGCGAGCTTTGGTCGTCGATAGCTCAGAGTTCTGAAGATCTTGCTCGAGGCCCTCAAGAGCATGGGCATTGATCGCGGCCTTGGCCTTGTCGAGAACAGGGTGGACACCTCTGGGCGGCTCCATCCCCTCATTGAGCCAGGGCGACGCCGCATGTGCCGCTGAATGTGCCTCAGGCGACATCTCGCCCTTGGACATTTCGTATTCGGTCATCGCCTGGATATCACGGCCGAACTGCGGCCCGAGGACTTCGGTGCCGGCCGCGCCTGCCCCGTGGGAAATGGCCCCACCGATGGCAGACACGCCGCGCATGAGGAAATCGAGCGGGACCCACCCCGCTGAATTCAAGGCCGAGCCAAGTGCGGATTGTGGCGCCCCGACCTGTTGACCGAGCGGCTCCGAGCCAAAACCCTCGCGGGCGCCCTCGGCCACGCCTTGAGCAATGCGACCCCCAGAGTTGAGAACTTTCATCAGCGTCGAAGTCTGCCCGGCCCCCTGTGAGAATTGATCCAAGGCGCCGTAGTCGTCATTCGACACCTGAGCCGCCAACGGATGTGACCGCACATAGGCGCTCAGCTGCGGATTCCCGGCGATGATCTGCCCAGTCAGCGCTGCCTTGTGCGCCTTCTCGAATCCTTCGAGATCGCCGTTGATCGAAGTCGACGGCACTCCAGTGGCATTGCTCAGTTCAATGGAGCGCGCCGCCGCATCTGGATCAGCATCGAGCTGGCCCACCGCTTGAGCGCGGCCAGAGTTAAGCACCGCCGCGACGCTGTCATCATAATCAGTCATTGGGACACCGGGACCTTCGGGGAGGCCACCGCGGACGGGGCCTGGGCCTTGGGTTTCATATAATTGTCGATGTAGACCTGGCGGGCGTAGGCACGCTGGATGTCTTCCTCAGTCGGGGTGACGCCGGCCTGGGCCCATTTCGGGTTCGAGACGATGATCTTGCGGGCCTCGTCTGGAACTTTAAGCTGGAATGTCGGCGTGCCAGAAGAGAACCAGCCGGCGTCATGCCGCTGCAAGAGTTGTGAGCCAATCCGCTGGATGTCTTCGTCCTTAGCCGGCTTGTTGTTGTCCTTCTGCCAAGCGCCGATTGCGTCTTGGAGCGCTCCGGTGAACTGGTTGTACGACTCGGCATCGGATTTCTTGTCGAATCCAGCTGCGAGCAAGGCGGGCTGCATCACCCCAAGGGCGTGACCAATCACCGGGTCGGCTTCGACCTTGTGGTAGACGTTGGCCTGCATCTGCAGAAGTTGTTTCTTGGCGCTGTTAGGTAGATCAGCGCCAACGATATCCGCCTGAAGGAACTTATCCGGTTCGTTGATCGCTTGACCGTATAAGGTGTTAAACGCCTTCAGCCGATTCCCAGAGGGATCCCACTGAACCCCGCCGCCGATATTCGCATTCAGCGCCTTCATCGTCGCGATTTGATCCTTGGAGTTCATCGCATGGAAAGCGGTCTCCGCCTTCGGATCAGAGAAGAGCTCCGGCAACGATGTCGGGAATTTTCCGTTCTGCATCCCCGTCGACAACGCGTCGTTCACCGCTTGGCGATTGTTGAACTCGCCGTCTTTCTGGATCCGCTGCTGTTGGTTGTAAAGGTTCTCCTGGTGTGATTCGACATAGTCGCCGAAGACCTTATCGTCGGGGGCGAGCTCTTGGGATTTCTGCCGCCCGGCGTCGGTCAATTCTTTGAGTGAAGCGCCTTGAGCAAGTTGAGCGTTGAACTTCTGTAGATATTGCGGCGTGTTGGTCGTGCCATCGCTCGCGGTGTTACCTGGTTTCGAGTTCGGCCCAGAGAACCACATCTCGGCGGCACGATTGGCAGAACCGCCCTGAGTTTGATATTGCTCAAGTTTGAACCGTGCGAGTTGATCCTGTGCCGCTTTGTTCTGGAGAAACTGCTGTGCCGTCATATCGGGCATCCCGGCCTCTTTCAGCCAAGGCGAGAGATTCTCGCCTTTAATCTGATAGGCGCCGAGTGCAACATCACCATCTTTGGTCGGCGTTGAGATTGTATAGTTGCCGCTGCTCTCAACACCTTTGATCGCTGATACGAGGCGGCTGGTGTCGATCACTCCCGAGCCAAAGTTGTTCGAATTTCCGGCCGAGACCTCTGAGGCGACATTGCGGGCGCCGATACCCCAGCGCTGCTTCTGCACGTAGTCGCTCATTCGTGCGGCATCTTCAGGCAGAAGGTCGCCCGACTTCGAATACTGATCCAGTTGCTTCTGCGCCGAGAACGGCTGGGATTTCGCCATCCCTTGGATTTGCTTTGAGATTGCGGTCGACTTCGACGTCGCCACAAGCTGCTGCCGCGCCGGACCGTCCAAGCCTTGGATGTCCGCTTGATGGTTGGCCTCCCGTTCGATCGAGGCAAGATTCGCCTGTGCCGCGCCTTGATCGTCGGGCATGGCCATCATCTGATCGCCAGCTGCATCGACCGCCGCCTTGGACGATCCAAGAACGTAGGCTTTGTTCTGCTGACCAGCGTGCGATGCGGCGTACATAGTCAGCCGCGCTTGTTGTGAGCGCGACTCTTGGTCGTATAGGCGCTGAGCTAGAGGGCTCTGTAGGGTATTGCGGTAATCCTCACGAGTCGAGTTGATCCCATCAAGGAATGGCTGGAAGCCATCAACCGCGTTCTTTCCTTGTGTTGAAAGATAGTCACCGAGCTTCGCGCCGAGGTCGGTGGTGTACTTTGCGCTCGCCTCGGTCGCCTGCGCCTGTTGGTTGAGCTCCTGCATCGCGTAGCCGCGCGCGAAGATTTCATTCCCGGCGCCTTCCTCAGCTTTACCGAGTCCTTGGATCGCAGCGGCGGTGGCCCCTCCGAATGCATCCAAGGGCGTTGAGATCGACCGCGGCCCGATCGGGGTGTCCTGTGGCGCAACACTCGGCGCCCCTGTGTAAGGTACTTGCGGCATCACGGGCTCCCAAACAGGCCAGCTTGTTGGCCCTGCAACCATTTGGTGGATACAGAAGAAGCAGACCCGAGCAAAGTTGATGTGGCACCTATTTCGCCGGCGGCCGCCGCGTTGGACCCGGCCATGACATCGAGGCTGGATTGATTCTCGAAGGTGTTCGCCTGGACATCATAGTTGTAAGCGGTCTTCGCGGCGTTCGACCTAATCTGATCGAGGTCCATGGAGGTTACGAGCTTTTGTCCGGCCTGGACTCTTGCGGCTGAACCAGAGTTGATATCAAGGCCTGAGGCGGCCTGAGCCACTTTGATCTGCCCCTGGCGCTGGGCGGCCTGCATTCCATAACTCTGAGCCTGCTGCTCACCTTGTTGAATCGCGTAGTCAGCGTTTTGTTTCGCTATCTGGGCGTTTTGCTGAGCCAGCGCCGCCTGATAGTTGAACATCTTCTGCTGCGATTGGCCGCCGAAGATCGAGCCGATGGCGCCGACAACACCACCTGCGGCGGATAGGCCAACGCCGGCCGAGGATACATTTCCTGGGGTCATCGCAAGATCTCAAATCCAGGGGGGTTGTCGGTGATGAATTTGGCGCCGAGAGATTTCATCCATCGGATCGATGAAGGAGCGTTGCAATGGCCGACGATCCTGGGCCAGCGCTCAAGTGCGCGGTGGATCAAGTCTTTGGCGTGGCGGCCGATAGCGAGTTTGTGCTCCGCTGCGGCGGGAAGTGTCTCCATCCAGATGTAGCCCTCACCTACGCGGGGGACGAACCCAACGAAACAGGCCGGGGTGGCATTCCACATCGCGACGATGAGTGGCTCACTCGCGAGGCCAAAAGCCTTAACAGTATCGTTGACCGGCCACAGGCGCTCCATGTCTTTCGGGGTGATCTCATACAAAGTCATCATCGATCGTCGCCGATCACATAAGAGGGGAAGACGCCAAGGACTGTTGCAGGATAGGGCAGCGCCTGACGAATGCAAAACTGACCCGGGACAGTATAGGTCGGGTCGAGAAAGGTCCGGGCGTCACCCGAGACAAGATCGGTGACGATCTGGGCGCCCTGTCCAGTGAGCATCGAAGAGACATTGCCGCGGATCAAGTCTTTCATCGGTGTTAGGTGGTTGAAATCCGATCCGATCGCCAGGCCGAGGGTTTCATTAACTCGAATATCAACATAAGGCAGCTTCTTGGTTTTGCCCTGGACAGCTTCCTCGCCTTCGAGTTGGAGCGACAAGGTCTGCAGATCACAGACAAACGCCAGGCCAATAGTTACCTTGGAGGCGGCCACAGGCAGAGTAAACTCACCGGACGCTGGCATGACAAAAGGCGTGATAGGTTGTCCATCAGCCAGCCCAGTGACAGACAGACCAGCAAGATGCTCGCCGCCAGTAAAACTCGAAATAGGCGCCCCGACGTATTGCAGGGCCGAGTCGACCGTCCAGGCATCGACAACTCCATTCGGGAAGGATCGCTCGGCGACCCGTTCGATATACTGCAAACTAAGGGCGCCGATCTGGCGCTGAACCACAGTGTAGATCGCGTCGACATTACCAGCGGTCGCAGTTGGCTCGGTTACGGCGCAGACGGACTTAAAGTTTCCCTGGGTCTCCTGATGGGTCCAAGCGGTGAATTGTTGTTCTTTCAAGAAAGTCAGGGTGAGCATCACCCCATCATTGCGAACGGCCCACACCACATAGAAAGGTTGTTCGGCCCAGGCCCACTCGAGTATCTCAAAGCCGTAGAACAAATGCGAGGCGATGACCGAAATGTCTTCACCGGTGAACACCGAGAAGTAGATGTTGAAAGCGAGGTCGCGAACGGCGGCGCCCTTTGATTGAACATAGAGTACGTCGTAGTTCGCCACGATTGGCGGCACATCCGAGGCGCCGATGAAGCTCTGAGCATTGGCCACGAGCGCGGAGGGCGAGATTGCCGACCCCGACGATCCACCGTTGACCAGCCACGAAGCTTTGTCAGTGAGGATAAGCATCCCTGATGTAGAGGAGACCAGTGCCTTGATCGTGTTTAAGACACCTGAGACCAACGTTCCAGTGATAGAATCATCCGGCTGACTCGGCGACGATATGTCGAAATTAAAGAACGCGCCGGGCTTTGACATGAAGAATGTCTCAGGCGCCGAGATTGGTGCGGCCAACACCAAGCGCTGCTGAAAGAAACTCGGCACCGAAGGATTGCTGTTACCTGCGGCAGATAGGCCAGCGGTCCCCGCCGCTGTTAGAGTTCCGGCTGAAAAAGTCACCGTCGGCGGCGATTGATATCCAGAACCCGGGTTGGTGATCACGACTGAACTAACACCCCAAGCCGGCGAAACTTGAAGGCCTGTGCCCGAGCCAGAGGTCGACAGTTGACTCAGCGGATTCGACGGCGTCGATCCGGAAGAGATCGATCCAACGTTTAAAACATTATAAGATGTGACGGCGCCCGAGGTCTCGCCTGTGACTTGGATTTGGAGCCCGTCTGCAAAGAGCACTGTGTCATTAACAACGTAGCCAGAGCCCCCGGCGGTAATAGGAAATCCAAGGATAACACCCAGGATTGGCGCGCCACTAGCGCCAAGTGTCGGAGATCCGCCGGTGAAAGTTACAGTCGGCACCGAGCCGTATTGGCCAGAGGCTGATAGAGTAACAAAACCAACTCCCGAGCCGGTAAAAGGATTAGTCGGGATCGGCGGCGTTTGTGAGAAATCCGGCGTGATGTTCGAATCGATAAACTGTGTGCCCTGAGTTGTACCGACGAAACCGTATTGAACTCCGTCGGGGACAATGCCAAAATAAGAAACATCGGCCTCGTAGATGTTGTAGCCCGCGGCGCCGGAAACGCCGAACCAGCCGACAGAATTGCTCCCAGGTGATGTTCGGATATCGAGCCTGTTTGTTAGCGCAGGCGCGATCGCCAGCGCGGATTCTTGCCCTGAAGAATCAATCGAGGTTACACCATAGCTGTAGTTAACCTGACCGGCGCCTAAGGTAGAATTCGTTGTCAGGGTCGACGGCGCCACCGATGTGGATCCGATCACCATCGGCGCGATGGTCCAATCCGCCGCTGTTATGAGTGTTAGAATCTGCGTCGGATAATTGGGATGGCATAAGATCATCTGGCTGACGTTCTGGGCGAACTTCACCAGGGCAAGATCGGCCGCAGCATAAGGGGATTCGATCGTATAGACGCGGCCGGAGGTTCCGCCAGAGATGTAAGGTGAGTAGCTGGTGGAATCAATCGGAACGCCGTTGAGATCGCCGAGGGTGAGTAATCCGCCGGCCACAGCGTTAACGCGAAAGAAGCGCCCGTTGAGTTGGGTCATTCCCACAATATCAGAGAGGAAGATCCAGTCGCCGACACTATAAGTATTAGCGGGGACAGAGATCATCGCCGGGTTGGCTTGGGATGCACCGGCGATGGCTAGGCCGGTTTCAAGCACCGGCGAGCCCTGGAAGAAAAATCGGATGTAGAAGTCGCCGAATTCAAGGGCATAGCCGACGTTGAACGCCGCCTGGAAATTAATCAAGCGTACCGGTGTTGAGGATTTGAAGGCTTGAAGGATGTAAGCAGTACCGGGACGGGTCGAGGCGCCGCCCCGGTAGTCGACGAAGAAGTTCTGGAGCAGGGCGGCGCCCGAGCGATATTTGGTCATATCGACGCGGGCGTTGAGCTGTGGGGCCCATTCGCCGGCGTTGAAGGACGCCTGGATTGAAAGGTCAGCCATGGATCATCCAAAAATGGGAAAAAGCCCGCCCCAGTCGAAGCCGGAGAATGGCCCCGAGTATGGAGTCGCAAAATCAATTCCGCGGATTCGGAGCCAATCCGGCGTCACGTCATTGACCGAGAGGCCTTCGTTACCATCGGGCACCCGGGCAGTTTCGATTGAGCGATTAGCCAATTGGATCAGCATGTTGGCCAGCTTCTTGTCGCCAGTCAACGCCATACAGACCGTGGCGCCGATGACTTGTGACCAGGTCGACTGGAACAGTGTATCCATTAAATTCGGGTCGGTCACCTGTTCCATATAGGTAAGGGTGGCGAATTCCTGATTGGTAAGGAGAACCCGCTGCGACATACGAGGGCCGTAGGTCAGGTTCAAGGTCAGGCCGGTACCCGAACCTGAGGTCGAGCCTTGCGATTGGGGATTGGGCTGTCTCTGGAAGTACGATCCGCCGAGCGGCGGATTTGCGTCAATAACCGCTGAGATGATGGTCACTGCAGTCACGACCGAACCAGAGACAGCGGAGACCAAAACTTGAAGTGGAGCGCCAATCGGCGGCTCGGTATTCGGCAAAGTCGCCAAGGTGACAAGATCACCAACGGCGTAGCCAGTGCCGCCGAAGGCTACAGCCGCTGCGATCACCGGATAGAATTGATCGTTCTGGATCTTGAACTTTACTGGCGGGCCTTGCCAGAATGAAGCTGCCCCACCGGTGACCGCTGTGGTGATCGGGATGCCGCCGGCGAATCCGGTTTGGGTCGAGGGGATGACCCACAGAGCACGGAGGCAATCCGCCGGGTATTGGTATTCGTAGCCCCAGGGCGGCGTTGGTTGGCCCGGCATCCACAGCGTAGTCGGCGGCGAGATATTCTCGGGAGTACCCTGTGCTGATGTGATGTACGTCATATTGATTGTCTTAGTCGCGAAGTTCCACGGCGCCATCCGGAGAAGATCGTCGCGGATGTTCTCATAAACGAGGTTGACTTGAATTGCCTCGTTCGTGGAATTTGCCGCAAGTTCGCCGGCAGTCACCGTCGTGCGGGTGCCGATTTGCTGAAGTGCACGATTGATGATGTCGACGACTTGGGTCATCAGCGCTTACCTTGAGTACCGGCGGTGCCATGGTTGGTGCCACCGAGGCCCACCGCATTACGCATTTGGTTGGTTGGGCCGCACGGCGGCGAATAAGGTGTTTCCTTTACGACGGGCTTGCCGCCATCTTTGGTTGCCATTAGAATCTCCGCGTGGATGTTGGAGCATCGGTCGAGGACGGAACATCGCCCACGTCAGTTGATGAAGCATCTTCGGGTGTTTCTTCAAAGAGGTCCGGCTCACCTTCCAAAGGCTTTGAGGCTTCGGGATGAGTCGAGAACTCTTGCGGAGACCCGCCTGGAGGTACTCCCTGAGGCGGCGAATCTGGATCACCAACCGGCGCCGGCGTTACAGGTTGATTTTGCTGCCGCTGCTTGTGCTTGCGGATTTCCTGGTCGAGCTCACGGAGTTCGGCCATTGCCTCGCTTGAGATGTGAACAAAGCCCGGCGCGGTTGTTGCGACTTCCTTCACAACGTTCATGAGCTTGAGCGCCCGATCGAAATCGACTTTCATGCTAGTGTTTTCCCTGTGAGCCGGCCTTGTGGGTGCCACACGATGCCATCGGCGCCTTGTAGCCGCGGCCCTGAACCATCGGCTCGGATTTGGTTCGGACTTCTTGGATGCCGATCGAGGACACGGCGCCCGGCGAGATTGACTTCGGCCGCGGCTCGACCTTCTGTGAGCCGGGCTTCGAGGTAGAGGGTCCTTGTTTCACTTTGTGGGTCCTTTCAGTTGCCGGGTGTGATCCCAGCGGTTCTCAGGATCGGTGGCCATATCGCGGCGGACCTTTTCGAATGCGCCGCCGTCGGTGTGGAGCTCTTTCAAGAGTTGACGATAACGATCGTCGCAGCGCTCCATCTCTTGTTTGACGTGGGCCGGCGCCTCGTGGCCCTGCGATTCGTACATGGTCACGATGTCGTGGACATCGTGCATGTACATGATGAACCGCCGCATCTTCTCGGGGATCTCGCTCTCGGCATCAGCGATGGCGAAGAGAACTTTGCCGACACCTTCTTTAATGGTTTTCAGGTCGCGAGCGATGCGACGTAGGAGTTGAATGTCGATCGGTTCGTCAGCGGCGGGTTCGGTCATCACTTCCCTTTCTTGGGCTTCTTCGCGGCGTCGGCCTGATTGAAGTCTTTGGCCACCTTTGTGGGGATGCCGACTTTAGCGGCGAACTTCGAGTTGTGTGCCGCGGCCGCCATGGTCCGCGCTTGCTTAGCAGAAGTCGAGGGCATGTTGAGATTCCTTAATCAAAGACCCAGGCGCTGTTTCGACATAACACACGATTTTGTGTAGTGCCGCCGCCAGTAGCGCCAATTGCGGCATTCCATACGGGTGATGCGGATATATCCACGGCGAACGCCACAGTACCGGCGCTGCCGTCGTTGCATACGGGAAGGTTGGCTACTTGGAGCGAGACCAGCTGGACCGTCTGACTGAAGGTGTGTCCTGTACCGTCGACAAAAAATCCCGGGGATAAAATCGCATCGCCGGTAAATGTGGCGCCATTTAGTAACAATCCATTGACGGCGTGAACAGTGCCACCGTCAATAAGATTACCGTAGCTACTGACGCCGTCGGAAGCTGTGAATAGAAGTCCGTGGCCCGTTATGTTGGGTGTAGAACTAAAGGGATCGCGGCTTTCGATTTGTATTCCAATATGGTTACCGGAATGTGCTGAATCTGCGGCGCCGTAGTTGTCTACTTCCAAGCCAATTAAAGTAAATGGCGGTGTGGTTTGGCCTGAGGTATCGAATGCGCTGATAACCTCGCCCCATGTAGCGGAGCAGCCGACGACGCCACAGGTGCCTGTTGCAGTCATGCCAACAGCAGAAGCGGTCCCGTCCATGGAGCCTTGTGAGTGTTGGGTATTAGCGTTGAAAGCGCCGGCGATCAATGCGGTTTGATTGCCCCAAGTGCCTTCACCAATTGTATTGAAGAAATATCCGGCGGGCTGTATGCCAGAGGCAAGAGCAGGCGTGAGGTAACTAGTAGTCTTAGCTACGTACAACATGCCGCCGTTAAAGTCGCTGGCGGCATTATTAACTGTGCCAGATATGATCCACGGCCCTGTTGGGTTGATTCCTAATGCAAGTCCGTAGGATGGCGGCAGATTAAAAGTAGACGGTGCTGAGACTGAAGTACTCAAGCCGGGTAATGCGGCCGCGTTAGGTACTGCCGCGTGCACAAATGCAGTCGAGGCGCAGGCGTTGGTGGAGTCTCCGGATGGCCGTGTGGGGCAAGTGTTATTCTGAGCCGCCGCTGGCAGAGCAGAAAGCAGCCACAGACCGAGAGTAAGGAAGATCCATTTCATATCGTAGAGTCCGTCACTGTCAGCGGGTTGTCCGAGCCGGATGCAGAGAAGGCCTGCCAGGATTTCTGGCATTCGCCGGAGATCACGAGGGTGCCGCCGTTGGCATAGACGCGGTAGCAGCCGCCGAGCGACGTAGGAGAGGGGACTAGTGGAACGTCCTGGCCAGTGTTCTGCACTGCGGACGGCGCGATGAAGGCGTCGATCGATCCTGGGTTGTGGATTGTGATCGACTGGCGCTGAGGATTCAACGGGGCCACGACCTGCGGCCCCGTTGATAAGTTATTATAGGCATAGGTCCGACCACCACTCGCGGCGCCGATCGTACCAGGAGAGCCGACGTATGTGGTGATCTGAGCCATTAGGGTCTCCGAACGGTCAAGGCGCGGATGAGCTCGGCGTTCTGGGCGACCTGCGTCGTCATGATCGCGACGAGGTCGGACATGCCAGGGATCTCGATGGGCTTGGCTGCGGCCTCGCCCATTTGGGATTGGAACTCGTCAACGAGTGATTGGGAGTAGGTGACCACGCCCTCGGGCTTGTAGCGCCAATGTTCGGTGAACTTGGCCGAGATTGCCGCGGCCTCGTCATCGAGCGGGACCATGTCCGGAGTGGGATCGCCGGTGAACTCGATATCGCGCGGCTGACCGTCGCCCTGGCGCACGATGATCTGGCCGTCTTTATTGTCGGTCGAGCCCCAAGACTCGGTCCAGTCGCCCGGATCGTGGGGGTTGAGGTAGAGTGGGACCGCGAACTTGACGCGCTTCGGCCGCCCCGTTGTGCG